ATAATTGGTTGTGTTATCATAACAACTATCTGTATCATATATTTCAGTATCACACGCAATTTTTGAAGATGCTGCATTTGTTAAATTTTCTGTTACATTTCTATACGCTTCAAAAGCAGGATAGTTAATCTTCTGCGTAGTAAGATTACCCGCACCATCAGATGTGATAATGCTGTTACCGCCAAAGTCCTGTAGTTGATTTGCTTTTATAATTGATGCCATGATTAATCTCCTATCCTAAATCCACCGAAACGAAGGTATCTTGCATTTTCTGTACTATTATCTCTCTGTCTTCCCCACATTTCTACATAATCTCCAGCAGATAAAACTACAAGTACAGAAGCTGTTACTGATGGGTCATCAACATTTGCGCCATTATATGCTGTATTTAAAAAACTATATGAACCAGATAAAACACTTGTGCCATCTATAAATGAACCATTAACTTTTATATTAACTGCCACTGCTGCTGAATCATCTATATTTTGTACACTAAAACCATAAGTAAAAAAATATTTTCCACCTTGTCCTGTTGGCACAGTAAAGGCACCTGTGCTAGTGTCATAGGCACTATCTGTATCAAAAACTTCATCATCTGCAATCATCTTAGTATCAGTGTCTGATGTTAGAACTTGATTACCAAGTTTTCTTGCAAAGAATGATGGATAGTTTTGACCAGACAATCCACCACTTGGAACTGTCATTGTTACACCAGAAGGTATAGTAAACGTATCCCCAGAACTACCCAGGGTTACTGTGCCGTTGTCCGCGATTGGTTCTATGTTTGTTGTTTTAATTGTTCCCATTATGATCCTATCCTGTATGCACCAAAATATGTGCCTTTAATGTCTGATGAAAATTGAGGAGTGCCAGAACTTACATTTATATATCCATTAACACTAATATAATCTGAACTACCATTCATACTTATTGTTGCAACTGCATGAAGATGCAATTCACTTTCAGGAGCACCATTTTGAGGATTAACTCTAGATTCTCTATAGTTTACTCCATTTTTTTGAATAACTATTATACCATCTCGTAAAGTATCTGCACTTCCTATTGCTTGTACATTTGCGTAAACAAAATATTTTCCAGAAACAGTTGGAGTAAATCTATAATTAGTAGAATTATCATAACAGTTATCTGTATCAAAAACTTCTGTATCAAATTCTGTCAAAGTATAACTTACATTTGAAACAGTTTGATTTGCAGATAAGTACGCTTCAAAAGCTGGATATAGAAAACTTGGTTTAGCTCCTGTTGCAGTAGTAATCGTATCTCCAGAACTACCTATCTCTAAACTAGTTCCTGATTGTGGGTCTATTTTATCTACAAATAATGTTGCCATATTATACTACCGTTAATGTCCCGTTAACAACGACTGTATTAGTGAAACTTACTGGACCACACATCATCATATTATCTGTTGCAGGAACTGTAATTGCTTCTGAAATTGTTGCTAAATTTTTATAACCACCGTTGATTGATTTAATCATTCCAGCTTCAATGCTGTTGGCTCCTGGTTCAATGTTACCAGTAGATTTTCCTTGGAACACTACATAGATGTTTGCTGTGCCTGATGGTGGAGCTTCTGTGAAAGCTAAAGTAGTCCCACCTGATATTGAGTAAGCTGAAAATGGATCTTGTCTAACGTTTCCAACATAGACTTCTGCTTCTGCAGTGTTAGCAACACTTTGACTTAATGTAAAATTGACAGTGGATCCATCACCATTGAACTGTTGAGAGTTCATGGTATTTAAATTTTGTTTCGGAGCGTTTCCTAAATAAGCCATGATTCCTCCTACGTACTTATATCATCTACAGCGCCAACGACAGTATCTAAAGAAGAAGCAGTGTCTGATTTAACAAACAGCTGATCTCCTGAAGCAAGTACTATCTTCGAGCCTCCATCAATAAGTTCCAATGATCCGCCACTTACAACTGGAGCATTTTTGATTAAATAATAATTAGCTGATGATCTTCTTATGTAAGCTTCAACATTAATTGTTGAAGTAGTGATGTTAGCCATTCTAATACTAATTAATGTATCAAAGCTATCGGCTGCTCCACCTAAAGCATCAACTGCTGAAGTTCCTGTTTCTCTTGTTAGATAATTTCTAAAGTTTTGTGCCATAATTTATTCCTTATACTACAAGGCGATCGACATTGCAATCACGAACCCATTACTTGGTACACCTTCAATAACATCAGATGCATTTTTAAATACCGCTTTACTTGCTGGTAAAGTACAAAATACATCCTTTGTACCTGCTGAAAAGTTAACAGCGCTATCTGAGTTAGATGAAGAAATAATAGTTGTTCTAGCTAATGTTCCAGCCGCAACGGTCCCAAGACCAACTTCAAACTCTGCTCCACCTTGTAAAGATATTGCATAGTAAGTCGTATTTGTATTTCCAATAGCAGAAGAAAAAGTTTCAAAACCAGTTACCGCTCCGTCCAAAGTGAACGTGCCAGTACCAGTAGTCGTACTAGTTTCTTTTACTCTATCGTTTACTACTAACGCCATTTGTGTTCCTTATAAATATTACGCGTCGCCAAGTCTAATGATTGCATTAGAAGAATCAGCAGCTGGAAACTGAACAACGAAATCACCGTTAGTTGCAGTTTTTGATCCACCGAAGTCTAGAACTAATACAGCTTCATTACTTGTACCTTTATAAATCAGTGCACCTACAGCTGTTAAAGTTACAGAACTAAAAGTAGAATCTGCAAAATCAACGTACGCAATATTACTTGCTACTGCTACACCGTTGTTAGTTAGAGTATTTCCACCTGCAGTATAGTTTGTACCAGATGAAGAAACTTCATTGGTAGTTGTATAAGCAGTTGTAGAAGTACTGAAACCACCTAAAGATGTATAAAGCGCTAGTTTAAAAGTTGATCCACCAGATGAATCAAAATCAAACACGCCACCAAGTAGGTCTGTTTTAAAAGAGTCAGGTACTATATTTGCCATTTAATTGTCTCCTTAAATTATGATGGTGATTGAGATTTAAGAGGTACTCGAATGGCTCCATCTTGCCATTCGTCTCGGCGTCTACGACCTTGTTGTTCGATCGCGTACGATTGTAATGCTTTATTAAAAGCTCCTTCATAGTATTGTAGCATATCTGCAGGACCTTTCAAGTATCCATATGCTTCTACCAGACATCCATACAAAAGTAAATCCTGATATTTATTAGATACGTAAGTTCCTGTAGTACTAGATACTCCAGTTGTTATTGAATCTGGTTGTTTAGTATAAGCTAATGTTATTAAATTAGTACTATTTGGTGTAGGTGCTACTACCCAATAATTAGCATCCCAATTAGCATAATATTTAGGAATACCTGAGGCTGTACCTGGAGTATTATAATACTCAGCCATAAAAGATGTATCTCTTTTTTCTAAAAAAACTTGATTTCCAGATGAGTCAGTTAATTGTACATATCGAATAAATCTTAAATCAGAGGGTATAGTTACATATCTATTACCTGCTGCTAAGTTTGAAGTAGCATAAAATCTATTATCATCAGAATCTACTTCTCTATAGATTCTATTTTCTGCATTTTTAATTATAGTATTTAAAATACCTGTGTTTAAAACAGAATCATCTACTTCTGTATAATTTCTAATATCATCTTGTAAGTTTGCTAAAGTATAAGCCATTATGGTGTTAGAGTAACTGGTCCTGCAGTTACAAACATTCCTCCTGAATTTTCTGTTACAGTTGCATTGCTTCCACAATCAAAACTATAACTATTTGTATCAATAACTGTTATACTAAATCCTGAAGCATTTTCAAATAAAGAATACACCAAGCCTCCGGGGCTTCCATTTACATTTCTAAAGACAACTGTATTATTTGTTGACCTTCCATGCGCTGGTTCTGTAACTATTACAGTGCTTGATCCTGAAGTTAAACTAAATGGATTTCCAGGTAATAAATTTTCTGTTGCAGGTTCAACTCGAGCAGGTCTTGCATATTGTAAACCCTGTGGATCAGCTACAGCTGGTTTAGGTTCTAATTGTGGCTGCTTTGGTTCAAATTCTGAAACATGTACACGTGAACCATTCCATTCAACAACCATTTCTTTATATGGAAAAGCCATACCAGAACGATCTGAAATAAATTGTGCATATTTTCCGTTTGATCTAGACATTTGGGTAATAAGTTTTTGGAGTTATAAATGTACTTGATGAAGAACCATCTTCCTCTAAAGCTCTTTTTAATTCATCTTCATATAACATTTTTAACATTTGAATTCTATCTGGTGCATCTTTAACTGCTAAATAATATGCAAGTCCAGCTACCATACAAGGTACAAATCTATAAGGTACATCTGCTTCGTTAGAATAGTTCCCGGCATCCTGAATCCGGCTAACATAATAATAGTTTAAAAAGTTTCCGGCTTCAGTGGATCCCGGAGTTAAATATAAAGTGATAGTTACTCTATCAATAAATCTTTGTACAAAATATTGTGTTGGAGTTCCTTCTTGTGTTTTAGAAGATAGACCTTGATAATTTGATCTATTAATTTTTGTTAGAGAAAAATCAACATTAGAAGAATTTCTATAACTTGCTTCTAATATATCATCAACACCATAAACGGCTGTCGCATCAGAAGTACCGTCAGTGGTTGACCTATACATTGTATATTCTGATTGACCATCAACTAATGTAATTGAATTATTTTTTACTTCCCAAAAATGAAGACCTCTATTACCCCATTCTTGAAACATTATGTTTAAAGAACGTCTTGCAGTTTTTAGTTGATGACCTGAAACACCTTTTATTCCAATTCTTTCATAAGCTTCTTCCACTATATCTGATATAGAAAAACCTGATTCAAAAATTGTAGTTCCGGAAGTTGCCATTCAGCCTCCTACTTATCTATAAGTAATGTTGCGCCTTCAATATTTGTAATAGTAGAAACTTTCATTCCTCCAGGAAATAAAATTCCGTCTTCTGGAATATTAAATGCAAAGACATCTCCTGTTGGACAGTCTCCTTGGAATAAAGTTGTACTATCAGTATTGTCTTGTAAGATTATTGAACCTGCACCACCACCATCTGAAGCAAGAATAAGTCCTCTTAGTCTTGTTCTTCCAGCAAAGACAGCACCTGTACCAGAAACTCTTACCGCTTTTACATCTGATTTCATATTTTGTTTCTCCTTAAAATTTTATGTGGGGCCAAAGCCCCACACTAATTATTTATTATGATGATGCAATGTTTGCAAGTGTATCACATCTTTTCCAGTTTGTTCCATCTGAAAAAGCATATACTGCTGCACCTGCTGCACCATTTTGTACGTAAACTAATACACCTTCGTTATCAGCTGCTTCAAGACTATTAGTTCCGTCTGTAATTGTGTTAGCATCTGTAACTGTGTAAGGAGTTTTTCCACCTTGTTGAGTGTCTCCTGCGTTAACGTTAGGTCCACCAATAAAACCATTTAATGATGTTACTGGTCCTGTAAATGTAGTGTTTGCCATATTATTATCCTCCTAGTTTCCGAACATAGTCTCTAGGCCGTCGACTATACGCGTCTATGTTCTAATTAAATTGTATAGTGATTAATTTATATACTAGATTTGTATAGAGTGCAAGAGATCCCTAGGAATGAT